ACTATAACAAAGGTACATTATCTTCTCCAATTTGGGAGGGAGCAGATGTTCCTGTTGGAACAATCAATATGTATGCAGGAGCAGTAGCAGATATTCCTTCAGGTTGGTTACTTTGTGATGGCTCAGCAGTATCAAGAACCACATATGCTCAACTCTTTGCAGTATTAGATACAGAGTACGGAGTAGGAGACGGATCTGGAACATTCAACGTACCTAACTTTGTAACAAGCAACAAGTTCCCTAGAGCAGCAACTAATGATGCAGGCAGAGGTACAACAGGCGGATCAAGTACACATACATTAACTGAATCAGAAATGCCATCACACACTCACGCTATATCCCCAAACCCACACAATCACTCGTCTTATGGTTCAACAAGTGGAGGTGCATTAGATGCTTATAATCCTGCAACAGTTCCTTCTGCAACTAACACAGGTAACACTTCATTAACTAACGCAGCAACAGGTGGAGGTGCAGCACACGAAAACAAGCCACCATTCATAGACGTACACTTTATAATCGCAGTATAGAGATTCCGTAACGGATAAATATATCTAATTTATACTAATTGTATGTTAAAAAGTAAAATTATACGTTTACACAAGCAAGGTTATAAAAAAACGACAATAATAAAAAAACTAAAATGCGGTAAATCTCACGTATATGAAACTTTATCAAAGAAAAAATGTGTTAAAAGACCTCATAGAATCACTTCTAATGAATACAAACATATATTAAAACTTAGAAATGCCAAGAGGTAAACAATCAGGAATAGCCTTTGGTCAGAGAACCAAACAAAAAGGACAATCTGACCTAGACCAACTAATCAGGCTAAAACAGTTTTTAAAGGAAAGATTTCATATGGATTTCAAGAGAGAATGGTACTGTGGATTTGATAAAGAATATGGACACCTATGCAGAATTAGTGAATCAGTTGGTCGTAAAGAACTCCAACGATTTAGATGGAAAAACCCTGACCTCATATGTCATGATAGAGAGTACGGAATTATTATCGTTGAGCTTGACGGTTCAATCCATGATAGAAAAGTTAGAAAAACAGAAGAAAGAAATGAGTTGTTTAGAGGAGCAGGTATCAAGCTTATCGTACTCAATATTGCAGATATTAAAGAGTGCGGAGAAACAGTTATAGACAGGCTAGAGAATGATATGATGGATTTAATTTATGGCAAAAAAGTATAATTGTAAGGGTTGTGGTAAGGAACTAGAATGGTACAGAGGTCGCCCTAAAGAATGGTGTGCCAAATGTTTGTATGTTGATTCACTTAGACGAGGCAGAGAATATTATAATAAAAATAAACAAAAACGACTTGATTACAATAGAAAATACAGTAAAGAAAACAGATTAGAGATAGCACGTAAACAAAGAATAAGATCTAAAATTCCTGAAGAGATGGAAAGAAGAAGGGAATACATGAAAAGATATTACATCAAAAGAAAACAATTAAATAAATCTAAAGATTCTAAACGTTAATGATTAAATCAACATTCGCAATCGTTGCACTATTAGCAATCGGTGTAACTTTTGCACACGCTGAAGAATCAGTAGTACAAGTACCATTTGACTATCATGGTCAATCCTGTTGGTTAGAATCTGCTACAACATACCAATGTGTATGGGAAGGAGAAGTTGAGCCATTCTCTTTAGAGGACCTAGAGAAATATGCTCACATCCTAACTGAAGAACAATACGCAGAGGAATATGCCAAACTCACAGCAGAACCAACTGTCGTTGAGTTTGTAGATGAAAGAACTCCTGAAGAAAAATTAGTTGAGGAACTTCAATTAAAATTGTATAGGGGAGAAGCAGATGCAACAGAGGCTACACATCTAAGATTGTTAAAACAACTAGATGAATGTCAACGTGGACTTGGTAATAGTGCAGCAGTACAAGACAGAACTTCATTTGTTGTCTCAGAATTTACTCATGGTAAATACAACAACATAGAGATAAGAGGACAAGTCGGAGATTTGTTATTGGCTATTCAAGAATGTCAAGCACAAAACACATTGGAACATTATGTGTTATCAGCAGCAGATGGTAACATGGTTAATGGAGAAGATGATGTGTTCTATGACCACTATGGTGCATGGGATGGAATCCAGGCAATCGACTTTGAGTTATACACCAAAAACTCTGACAGATTAGACTTAGATCCAATCTGTGATAGTCATCTATTTGCTGATACTCACAAAGTGCAAATGGGTTGTGAAGATGTATATGAGTATGAGGGAAAGACTAACGTTAATCCTAAAGGCTACATAACATATTACTCCCAAGCAAATACAGAGTATCAGAAATACTTGATGGAAAACACAAGATACGCAACTACTGAGGACAAGCGAGTCCAAGAACAAATCGCACAACCTATCTTACAAGAGATGTTAGAAGATAACATCTGGTATAATAGGGATTAACCCCTTTTTTATTTAACCAAAAACTTTATAAGTACGGTACGTTACTTTATATTGTGGTAAAGATCTGTCATGATCTATGCACAAGTTTAAAGTGCGAAAAAACTACAAAGCCCATCTACGACAATCATAGACGTTGTACCAAATGTGAAGTTTATTATGAAAAGCACGTTACAGTATGTCCATGCTGCAAAATAGTTACTAGGTCAAAACCACATAACTCAATCAACAGAGCAAGATATAATAATAGGACTATACGTATAGTTAACCATGAGACACGATACTTATATTCCCAAATGCTTCGAGGTTGACTTTGTAAAGTTTAGAGAAAAATGGGGTAAACTAACATCAAGAGAGATATGTTATCTCATTAGGGAGAGTCTAAAGAAATGACAGAATTTGTAGATAAGAACGGAGAAACCTGTCATCTTTTAAAACTTGAGGAACTTCGACCAATAAATGAAAATGACGGTAACGTATTATTAGAAACAATAATCGCAGGGCAATCAGAGATAGAACACTTTGCACAACTTATAATCTATCGATGTCCAAACTGTACGCATGAAAAACAATATCATTATCCTGAGGACTTTAGAGATTGGAGAGACATACCACAGAAACACAGATGTGACAGATGTAACTTGGAATGTTTTCAGGACCAAGTAACCAAAGGTCAACTACGCAAAGTCCTAATGACAGAACAGGGAGAGGCAAATCCAATACACTTGACAGGATTCATCTATGGCGACCAGATAACAAAGATACAACCTGGAACAAAACTAAACCTACGTGGAACATTAAGGTCCAGAAAGAGAACAGCAAAGGATTTGACATACCACAGATTCTTTGACATTAGCGAGTACAGATTGACAGATGAGAAACCTATCATACCAACTGAGGAGGAGATACAGCAGTTCAAAGACTTGGACAAAACCGAAGTCATAAAGTCATTTGCTCCTCACATCAGAAATATGTACTTGATCAAGGAAGGGCTACTTTTGACCTGTTTAGGGGGGGTTCAAACCGATACATCAAGAGGAGACATCAACACATTACTGCTAGGAGATCCTGGACTAGCCAAGACACAGTTGCTCAAATTCGTAACGGAAATTGTAAAGAAATCTGATTACGTAAGTGGGAAATCCGCTAGTGGAGCAGGGTTATTCGGTGGTGTAGACAATCTTAGTGACGGAACTCGCATAGGAAAGCCTGGATCAGTTACTCTGTGTAACGGTGGAGTTGCAGCACTAGACGAGATTGAGAAAATGAATGATGCAGATAGGACATACTGTCACGAAGTCATGGAATCTCAGAAATTTAGTCTAAGAAAGATTGGTATAGATATTACATGGGAAGTCAAGGTGTCTATAATTGCAGCAGGCAACCCAAAGAAAAGCAGATGGAATCCTGAACTATCAATTAACGAGAACATCAATCTACCAGATTCATTGTTGTCAAGATTCGGATTGGTATTTTTAGTAAGAGACATTCCAAGCATGGATGATGATTTGGCAATAGCAAAACATATCATGAAAGTAAGAAGAGGAGAGATAATACCTGCACTTGACAAGGAACAGATGATGAAATTTGTAAACTATGCAAAGACTTTGAATCCTGTAATACCAGATGATGTTGATGACGTACTTACA